CACATTTTCTTATCAAATTTGCTAAAATCTCCAGCGAAACATTTAGAAAATCTATTCAATTTCTTAAAAAAGAGCTCCCACTCGCGCGTTTGAGCAATAACGCCAACAGCACATTTAAAAGCCATCTTATGAGTTTGAATCAAACGCACAATAGATAAAAAATAAATTCTCTGTGCTAACACAAAGGCAACTGGAGCACTACCAAAAACGCGAGTTTTTGCTAATATTCTTTTTAGAATGGTGACAGCTTCATCTTTTAAAGTAGCAACAAATACTGGATGAACACGCCTTCCAGCAGCCCACTCATCAATCATTCTAAAGACTTCATCTAATATTTCTTTATCAAATTCTACAGGGTCTTGTAGACCTCTCTGCGGAGGGATCTTTTTCAAAAACTTGCTTTTTGAGGTACAATAAGGATATCCAGCAGAAGTATTTCTATTTACACTATCAACAAATGCTACGCCAGCAGCACCGTTGGTAGCAGTAAATATATCATATTTGTGAACTAATTTCTTTATTTCCCCTTCAGGAATATTTTTAATAATATCTCTGAAAAAAGCATCTGCACACACTTCCAACAAATTTTCATTAAATGAAACAATAGGCTCAACAAGATCTTTTCCAGCCAAAAAATATGGTCTATATCCTTTCATAATAGGTGGTGCATAATCTACTGAAAAACCCTCCCGCTCAACGAGAAAATTTTTCATAGGGGTAGCACAAACCTTTGACTTTGAATTAGTTTTAAAATCTGACACAGAACCATAAACTATAGCCGAGCCTTTATCAATATAGTTAAAAACAGATTTGGGATGTAAACTTTGAACTTTTACACCATCGGCGAGTTTAGGTGTTCCTGCACTCACAGCATATATTTTAACTTTAGATAGTAAATTATCTATAATATCATCATATAATGTTACTCCTATCACAACGTGATCAGTATTCCCAGCTCTGTGCAAACTACCAATAATATGTCCTTTGGGAGTATGTAGAACCAACATGGATCCACAATCACCATCAATGGTTAAAATACTGGATTTTCCTAAAGTAACAGATCCTTTAAAAGGATGAGCTCCCCATGTATCCGAATAGTCATCTTGAAATGTTATATCATATACAATGTTTTTAGTTATTTCTCCAGATCTAAAATCACGTGCCAGTAACGAACCTGTAGCTTGCGTGTATACACCTCGTTTGGCAAAATATTTTGTAACATCCTTTCTAGGTACCATACTATTAGCTGTAAAGATGGCTAGATCTTGTGTTAGATCCATGTATATTCTATCCTTAGATATCATAAACTCGATCTTATCATTAACTCCATCGCCTATTTTATCACAGACTACTATCATTTGGAAAAAATTATCATTTATATTATTAAAAAAATGTGCGTTACACAAAATAACGTTACTTTTTAAAATAATGCCGTTATTAACAAATCGGTGTTTAGGAGTTTTTGAATCATAAATCATTATGCGAATAACATTAGTGGATATATAATCAACAAATTCTTCTCGTGAATGCTGGTTCGAACTAATGATTTGAGGTGTTAAATCTAGATTGCTTAATTTTTTATCATTAGCTATCCATGTTAATTCCTTTTCAAAATTTCCTGGTTCAGGAGGTCGCGGATCAGTTGGCTTATATTCCGTTTTTATTTCTTTATATGGTTGTGAGGCTGTTTGCTCCACAAAATTTTTGGATGATATAGTTTGTTTAAAACGGAAAATAGCATAGCCAGTTATCAATAAACCAGCTAAAATGCCGAAAGCTTCGGGATACCCAATTTTCTTTCTAGTTAATCCAGACAATCTTACAAATAATTTTTTACGTACATATTCATTAATATCCTCATACCCACACCA